GTGCGTACTTCAATAATAAACTTTTTTTCAGCCATTTTTCTTCTTCATATCTTCAGATTGCAATGCATTAAATTCTTCATCTATAGCTGAAAAGATGACTAAGCGATGATAATCTGCGTTATCTATCGTTGTAGCTAGTGGTAAGTTAAATCTCTTCATAGCCATATACTCCTCAAGCGCAAATACAGTCTCAGGTGTTAGAAAGTACGTAGAGTCAGCACAGAATACCAATGAGTAATATAACGCAGCACCAAGCGTAAATTTTCCATCACTATCTTGTTCTACGATACGACCAATCTCTTCCCATAGTTCATCTTCTGTATAGGTGATGGTTTTCTTGAGCGTAGGAGACTGCGCAGTGTATGGAAAAGCTAAGTTGCGTGTGGGTTGGTTTTTATAACTCATCCACACGGCAACTCGGTGCATAATTACTTTTTTTTGTTTGGTTCTTTGTATGCGTTATAAATAGCCATTAAGACACTATCGATTGCATTATCATCTAGTTTACCTAATTGCTTTTCTGGATCGGTAAATGAATGATTTAATATCCAATCTAGTACAGTAAAGAATTTGGATGTGTCTATCTCGCCTTTTTTTGTAATAGCACCTACTTCAAGTTTATGCAATTCTCTGCGTGACTTGAAACTAATGTCAGGTACATCAAATGTACCATGGTCTGTTTTTACTTTCATGTTTCATCCTACGATGAAAACGGCGTGTGTTAATTTGCGATCGTGATTGAAATTATTGTATTGGTTTCTTGATCAGCACCTTTAGCAGCAAACGCTCTAAATGGAATCGTTTGCAATAAAAAGTCACTAACTTCTGGTTTAGAATTATCTATCATTATATCTGGACAAGAGATATTTAGATTAGCTAAAGTGCTATCTACAAGAGACAGTGCAATACCTGCGCTATCTCCTTTAATATGATCAGCAATATCATTTATAGAATCATCTCTTTTAGCAGTAATTGATCCAGTTACTTCATATGGTCCTGTTTGCACATAACCATTTGGATCAAAACTTGCACTTCCTGGCTGAAAGTGAACTCTAGCCAATGGTCTTGTAATACTGATTTCAAAATTATTTAATGTAAGCGCAACACTATCAATTGTAGATGTTCCTAAATCAAAAATATTACGTGGACTTCCTACGTCTATTGTAGGTGAAGTTGGATTTAAATCTTCCTCTGATGGTTGATACGCTGTAACAAATGTAGTTTCTACTACCATTTCACCACCATTAGTTCCTACGTCTTGACGTAAAACCATAGAAGTAGCAAAACATCCTTTCATTACTACATCATTATTCGTGGACTTATCAGAGCCAGCATTTGCAAACACGATAGTAAACTGGCTTGCATTTGCAATTCCATGAGTCATATCTCCTGTATTATCGCTCGGATCTAATATAGCAGCACTTGAGCTAGCACCAAATAAAGAAAGACAGCTTTGTAAAACAGCAGTAGTAGTACCTCTCATGGTCAAAGTTACTTCATACATTTGATTATCTGGTCTATGATGACCTTGACTTTCTATTTGACCATAAATACCACTTCTTGAAGGTGCGACATCTATAGGTGCGCTTGCATGTTCAATATTATAATCAATTACCTGTAATTTATGCCAAGTATCGCCTGCTGCATGTGCTGTGCCAACAGCTTTTGCAGAACTTGCTGCTGTGCCAAGAATTACTTGAACATCACTTCTTGATTGAAAATTTGTTGCCATTACTTACCTTCCTTTAATTGCTTTTTTGGTTCTGCGCTTTGTAAGTGCTTTATTAATGATTTAGGAGGTTCAGTAATTTCGATACTGCGACCATCCGTAAGTTTTCTATGCTTTGCTGGATCAGAGAATGCTATAAAATTCTCATCATCTTTTAAGTCAAAATATGATTTCTTTGCTTTGTAAATCATCCTATTATCTCCATTGCTGATACTACAGCAGTCATATTAGCGCGTAATAAGTCTGTATTATCATCATCACGCTCATATATAGTGTTGTCGATGACAGCATTGTAAAATTGCCTCGTACCTGACACGCTATAGTTTCTGTTATTGTAAATAAGTCTTTTCATACGCTCCGCTACTAACGATACCTGCCTAAAACTCTCCTTTGTGTAATTACCTGCGAAATCCACTTGGTAACTAATAAGGATTGTATAATCTCGCACCATTCCTGTATTAATTTGCTCGTTAAGATCATCTGACACAGGCTGTAATAAAAAACTTTGATTAGATTGATGTTCATCGTAAAAAATCTGAATCCCAAATTCATCAGCAATGATACTATGTAAATTATCAATGACTCGTTCATAGATGACATTGTTAAATGATATAGCCATTATCTATAAATCTGTCCACTGCGCACAGTTCCTATTTGAATTTCATCGGATTGAAAGGTTACGCTCCATTCATCATTTAATGTATAAACGCCTGCTTGAAAGCGTATTGATGCGCCATATGCTAGTGGTTGATAGTCACCATTCATTACTTCTGCATCTACAGATTTATGTCTTTTTAGTCCTGTATCATCTTTTGTAAATACATCGTACTTCACTGTACTTGCAGTACCAGGTGTGAATGTACCTGCGGTACTAATCACTACTCGTACTTCATCATAATCTGTGCTAGGCGGACCATACATCTTTACATCTTCAATGTAGCCAGTGCTACTGCCGTTTACACTAATCTCACGAATAACGCCAGATTCTGAACGAAAACTAGTTTCATTCCACATCACGTAATCACGTGACTTTAATTTTGTGAGCATACCTTCATCACCTAATACCTGCTCTTGAAGTTCTGCTGCTTTCTCTGGATCTTGGCTACGCACTAAATCTGCGCAGGCTAATAACGCATTGCATCGTATTATAATAAAGTCATATGGTCGATCTGATGCGCCTTGATAATTACTATTACCACGCTTATAGATAGGTCTATTTAAATAACTGCGCATATGATCCGCTTGCTCTTTCACCACGCGGTTTTTTAAATCTTCCCAATCTTGTCCTGCTTCAAATACACTACTATTTAATGCGCTTACTGAAATAGATGCTAGAAAAAAATCAACTGAATCTGTAGACTCAGAATATTTAAACTCATTATCTGCGTTAGGAGTATCACTAACTTTAGTCATTTCTACTCCATCTTTGTATAAATTTTCTATATATCCAGTATTATGTAATCTATAAAGATTTGTAGATGGATTTGTCCAATTTGACATTAGTACACGCTTACGATCATAGCGATCTATATCACTAAGAATTGCCTGTAAATCAGTTGTTATATTGCAGAATGCTGTTAAGTAACTCATGCTTGTGCTATCTCATTAGTTATGCTACTAGTAGGTAAAATGGTGACATTAGGTATATCAGTGCAGATAATTATTGCAATCATTGCTCCTAAAATCACATCCATATCCATTCTCGGATCTTCTAATTGACGTGTTAGCTCTTGTAACTCGTGCATTGTATCAATTAATCTATCTATTTTCTCTGTTTCATCCATATTTCTGTACTATCTCGCAAAACTTCTCTGGAGTACCTTTGCCTTTTGCAGTGTTATAGTATGTTTTCCATTGATTTGCTTGATCTTCTAATGTTTTTGGTAGTTTTTTTGGTATTCTACGTAGGTGTAATCTACAAAAAACTATTTGAGCTGCAAGGTTCGTAGTTAAAATATATTCCCAATCCTTTTCAACTGGCGCAGTAAAATGTGACCAATCTAAATAACATGCCTTTGCAACTTTCTTCATTAGTTCTTCTCGATACTGAAGATAGTTTTCTATTATATCTACCGCTACCCAAGGTTCACATTGATAGACACCACGTGCAGGTCCTTTAATTTGCTCAATATAAATATACTTTGACTCTACTAATCCAATATTATAAATAAACTCTGCTGCTTCAGGAGAATATAAATCTATCTTCTGTAAGACACGCTTAATAAGTTTTTTTATTTGGTCTGGATTGATCATTTGCGCTTCATACCTTTTTTCATCTTCTTCTTTTTAACTTTTAATTTCTTGGACTTCTTCTTCTTTCCATAATGATACGGCATTATCTTGCTCTCCTTACTTTCTTGGCAGTTCTTTTAGAATAACTAGCTTTCTGCTTACCTTGTTTACTAGCAGCTCTTTTAAGCCTATTCTCATATGCCTTTTGTGATTTCGTTAAATTCTTACGTACACTAGCAGGTAAATATCTACCTCGCTTTCTGCGTGGTTTCTTTTCATCACCTTTTGTGACGTAACCCCAATCTTGCTTTGTCCATCTCTTTAAACTTTTTTGTGATTTTTTTAGTGCCATTATTTATATCCACCGCCTGCTTTCTTATATGCTCTTGCTAGCATCTGCGCTTTCCTTGCACTCCATTGACCTGCTCTTCCACCTTTGTTACCTGCTTTAATTCGATAAAAGATTCGTTTACGTAACGATGGTTTGGTGTAGTTACCTGCTTTATTTACAGATGATTTCTTTCTCATTTGCCCACCTTTCTCATTGCACTAGAATGAGATTGACCAAAGGTTGATCCTTTGCGCATTGCAGATACCATAGATTTAAGATGTTTTGCAGTATGATGTCTTGCATGTCTACGCATTGCAGATACTTGTCGTTTACTTAATCCTGTAACGCTAATACCTTTTACTTTCATTACCACTTCACCTTATTTGACCAGAATTTTGCTGAGAACTTATTGGTTGTTCTTCCATGTCTCGCATAATATGCTCGCCTTCTTGCTTGTTGCGATTTACTTTTTGGATTCTTACCTGCGCCACGTACACCTTGCTGCCCAAATCTAACTACCTTATATCTACCGCCACTAGATGCCATCACTACATGTGACTTTGTTTTGTGACTTGGTGTACGTTTTGGTTTATTCACTCCGCGCAGACCTAATCTACGCATTGTTGCTTTGACTCTTGCAGGTACTGCCATTACTTACCTTTAATTAAACCGATAGTAATAGATTGAATTACTTCTACTAACTCCTTAAACATTTTACCTTCTTTTTCTTCTTTTACAAAAGGTATGTTTATTTTATCATTTAGTAGTTGTGCTAACTTATCTGAAAAAGCATTTGATCCTATATGACCAATTGCTTCATTTTGCATTTTATCAGCTTGTTCTTCCGCTAGTTTTACTAGCATTGATTTTATATCCATTATATGAACCTCATTATTATATTTACTATGATTGGGAATGTGACTAATGCAACACCACCCCAAGTCTGTATTTTAGCGATAGCAATATCGTGCCGATCTACTTTGCCATTTAACTGGCTTAAATGTTTTTCAATTCTATTAAGCGTAGAATAAATATTCTTTAATCGTTCATCATGCCTAGTTAATACTCTGATTAAATCTTGATCATCCATGTCTTCCATTTCCATTCATACGGCTCATAATACCATCCATTCTTGATAGCTGTTTTTCTAAATCACTAATAGCTTCCATTGTCTGTTCATATCGTCTGTCTCGTACAGCATCGCTATCATTCCATCTATTAATTAATTTGATAATCATTCCTTCCATATTATTGATTGACTCTGACTGACCTTTATTCTCTACTTCTAAATTTTTTAAAGACTCCGCTTGAGCTTCTGATTTTTTAGACAAATTCATTACTAAATATATGAGTAGTGCAGCACATACTCCTATCATTCCTGCTTCGCCATATATAGCCATCATATCCATTTACTTCTTCCGCTTTTTCCAACTCATTGGATTTAAATTAATTTTTAATTCTTTTTCATAAAAAGAAATTTTTTCTTCTAATTCTTGCCTCTTCGACTCTTCTTCCATTGTATGCTTTGCCAGTAAATCTTTAATTGTTGTCTCCGCACTAATAAGTTCAGTTTCAAGCCTAGCAATCCGATTTTCCATACGCACACCATAATAGCTAATACCAGCAACAAAACATAATATTTGAAATAGCCACTTAATATTAAGATGTATAGAAAAATTGTCATCGATAACATCAGCGCGATAACTTCTAGCAGTTTTTTCACTCATTTCTTCCTTACTATTTCCCATCTACTATGTGTAAAACACCACATATCTCTATCAAATCGAACATTGTCTGAATAAAAATGCAGTGTAGAATCTTGATCCATTACCTCGACAAATGTATACATAGAGTCGTTTAAATTTGGTTCAAAACCAAACACGGACCAACCATTGGAACAACTACTCGCTATAAACATACTTAATACTAATACTATAAGACGTACTAACAACTTCAAAATCTCCGTTTTCTAATTTCTTAATTACTTTATTCATCTATCTACCACCTGGTTATTTATTATTTTATGAATCATATAGTCGATGCGCCCATGTCCATTAGTATGCTTATCTGCACAGGCAGAGACATATGCATTTTCAATAGTTTTAAATGAATCGCTTTTTTGTACGATTTCACCATCTACCATTAAAAAGTAATCTTTGGAGTTTGGATACTGAATTGTTATATAAGATCCATCTACCATTTTAATGATTTTTTCCATATTCGGTTTCGTATTCTTGTGAATAACTACATCGTGACCTTGAGCGCATCTCCTTACAATCATTACTCTGATTCTTCCTCAGAGTTTAATGATTTTCTAAGCATATTAATAAACGCTTCTTTACCAACAGCTAGTTGATCAGCTATAAACTGATTGCTGTTCTGTTTGTTCTGAATATCGTTTATATGATTTACCATCATCTTTTGCTCGTCAGTCATATCCTCAATGATATATTCTTTATCATCTAA